CCCAGAGGTCCATGGTTCAAATCCATGCCCCGCTACCACTTGACCGTCGTTCCCATCATCGGAACGACGGTTTTTTAATATCTGCTCGGCCTTCATCGGTGTTAAATCGGTTCTCACCAACGTCTCAAGGCCGACCCCGAAGAAATCGGCGGCGTGGCACATATCCTCAAAAAACCACGTTTGCTTATTCTGAAGCATCTTCGACAGCGACTGAGGGACTTTGCCCAAATATTCGGCCAGATCCTTCTTCTTGCTATGCGAAGCGTCCAGCAGCAGTTTGATATTTGCCACCGCAATCTGCTGCTTATCCAGTCGCGGTTTCGGCATCATAGTTGTTGACATACCGCAATTATAAACCATTAGTTTAGTTTGTGCGACACGCCTAAATTATCTATCCTCGGTTCCTGTGTGCTTAAATAATTCACTGTGAGTTTAGTAATTCAAGAACAGCGTACGATCGCCAAGCAGGTTCGTGGCAAGTTGCGTGCAAATCACGTCACGCAACGAGAGCTAGCGGACTCTGTGGGAATGAGCGAACAAGCGTTGTCGAACAAGCTTCGCGGCCTGAAGAACTTCACACTTCGTGACGTGTCGCGTATAGCCGACTTCTTCGACGTTTCCACCGATTTCGTGCTTGGCCGAGCTCCGTTGGAGGTGAAGTAATGGATTGGCACCTTGTTTTGTCGTCGTCGGCATTTGCCATTTCTGTTGCTTCGCTCTTGGTGTCGCGGCACGCTTGGACGATCGCAGAGGAAGCGAAGGGCAAGGCCCGTCACTCGTTGAGAGTGTCCGTCTATTCGGTCGAGGTTAACCGCAAGCGGCTTGGTATTCCCTATGACCATGATGTGGTTGAACAGTACGAGGCCAATGAGGGCATTTTTGCCAGCATGGGTGTCGGTTCCTATAAAGGCAGGCGATGCAAGGATTCGGACGGTATCGTGCAGTCCGACGACGCCGTACAGGTGTTCTCGGACGGCACGTATCGGATTGTTCCTAGGAAAGAAGTTTTCTCTGTCCTAAAGCCCGTTTTCTGTCGAGTTCATGGAACCTGCGATGACCCTTCCTGTCCCTATGCCATCTCCGCAGTCGTTCCAAGGGTCCGCACTTCCATGGTTCTACTCCCAAGATCGGGAACTGCCTATATCGACACCGGCGAAGACGAGTTGGAGATGATACCCAATGCACGCCAAGCTCTAGTTTCGTCAGATCGGGTTCAATGTCGCGACTCGAATCGCGGGGCGGTGTGATGGTGACCCAGAATCGCATTGTTTCGTTGGTCAACTCGACTATTCGACCGGTGTTGTTCATGATCCATTTGGTTTGTTCGCCCAGCACCGTTTCGCCTATCTGCCGGCAGTCCCACACCTCGGCATCGCAGTTTATGCCAATGGCTTTGACGTTGAATGCCCGTCCATCCCCGCAGTTGGCCAGCCATCCGATGAAAACCGGGTCAACGCCGGCGTGTTTGAACTCGGGAAACAGGAACATGTCGCCTTGCACCTGCACGAAGGCGGGTTCGGCCTCGGAACGCCACCGCCATGCGCGACGGTATGTGGCCAACGATACAAGGAACGCCAGCACGGCGATAACCACGCTCGCCACTGGTGCGTTGGCTTTCAGCGCGTCGATGACGTTCCTCAGTAGCTCGAACCGTGTCAGGTCCGCGTCCATTTATTCTTCCTTCCTTCGTTGTTTGAAAGGTTTGGTTTGTGCGATTACAAGCCTATCGCTGCGGAGGAAGGAGCCTAAATCCATGAATCAAGGAGCAGTGAAATGAGCGTCACAGTCAAACGTGTGGACAGGAAAAGCAGTCAACGTTTTTACGAGCTGATCGTTGAGACGGCAGAAGTCACCGTGCGCGTCCCGTTCAACGGCTACGAGCTTGACGATCTTGAGAAACAGATCGACCGATGCTTCAACGAGGATTGACCGTGAAACGTTTCATCAAGACCGTCATACTGCTGCTGGCAAGCCCGTTCGTGGTCCTCATGCTCGGGATTGTCCTCGCCATTGTCCGGTGTGGTGATTTCCTCACCGACGACGACTGATGGCGTCCGATAACTGAAGATGCCCATGACTCAGCCGAAGGTCGGTTGCTGGGTAGGCGTGATAAAGCACCCGGCCGCGCCTTGCCCAGCGCGTTACAAACACGCCCGGAATGCCGGGTGGTTACCACGGCCCCAGCGGGGAGCTATGCGGGTTAACAGATCGCCTCACGGCGTCTTGTTCGGGCGCAACTGGGGACCATCGCCGGCATACGTGCCGGGCTGTGCGGCGAGACCTTGCGCGCGGCTTCGGCCGCTGACCTATGCGACGGCGCGGCTCCGTTACGAAGCAACCTTGCACAGCGAACCCTAACCCGGAAAAACACTTGAGCAATCTTGTGTTTTCCGGGCTGGGTTCCCCGCTCTAACGCCCCACCACCCGAAGGGCACATCATCCACAATTCTTATCCACTTATCCACAGTTCTTATCCACAATATGAAACGAGGTTCGAGACATGGGTTATTCGGTTGATTACAAGCCAACAAACCGCCGACGTGCCAAGAGGACGGTGCCGAAGAACAAGGCCCAGCGCACGAAGGACATCAAGAACGCCATTCGATGGAATATCAGGCAATTGGAGCACGACACCATTGGAGCGGACACCATTACGCGCTCCAATGCCATCAGTATGCTTCGCCTGAACAAGATCGCGCCGACGGCCGACCCTAGCGGCGACCATGTGATGCAGCAGCTTATCGGCGACGGCATCTTGAACAAGCCCGAGAGGCGCGGAAGTGTGCAGGTGTTCGACCGTGCCGAGTTGTTGACATCGCTCAAGGCTTGGATTGGTGTGCTGTGAACCCGCGCGCGAAACTGACCACTGAACAGGCTGCTATCTATCTTGGCGTCTCCCCTAGGACGATGGAGCGTATGAGGGCCGATAATCGCGGGCCGGAATGGTTTAAGGCGGGCGACGCCATCAACTCCCCGTGCTTGTATGAGCTTGCCGATCTCGACATGTGGGTGCGGGCTAGGAAGCGTGGCAGGTGATGGCGCGCAGGCAGACCATCGACCCGCTTGTGCGGGCCAAGGTGATCGAGACGTGGGGCAACGCTTGTTGGCTCAGGCTGCCAGGTTGCACCGGTGTGGGCGAGGAAGACGACCACATAGTGCCTTACGCGCATGGCGGCATGGACACCGTGGCTAACATCCGCCGCGCGTGCAAGCATTGCAACGCCAGCCGCCAGGACCGCGTGCTTTACGGTTATGGGGCACGCTTGCATATCGTGGTCACGCCGCCCGGTTCCTGCGACCGTGAGGCCGTGGAATGGGTGGAGGCTCACAGGCAGCAAGGCGACCCGGTTGTGTCGTGGCCGGCGTTGGCCCAGGCCATGCGCCTACCGGAGTCGCCCAGCATGGCGCAGCGGCGGGCGGTTGCCATGGCGTGGTCCGCAGCCTATCGCCAGTTCGCCATAACGCAGGAGCCTATTGACGTGTGGCTGACCCGCACCACGCCAAGCAGCAAGCGCCACCCTAGGATGCTTGACGAGTGGATAAGCCTTGACTACGACGTGCGGGTGATAGATCCCGGCTTCGAGGTGGAGTGGGAGCGGGCCGAGACCGAGCAGGCCAAGCGGTTGGTGCGCCAATGGTACGGCTTGCACATCTCACAGGCTTTGGTGGACGCAAGGCAACGTGAACGCCGGGCCACGCTCGCACGCCTTGGGCTTCGCAGTGATCTCGTCACTGTGGCTTCAAGGCCGGAATGGTGAACCTGTTTTTTAAGCGAACGGCCGGCCAAAAGACCCCGCGCCCACTTTTTCACTCTCTCGAACCGGATAAAAAAATTCTGAAAAACGGCGGAATACCAACGAAAACCAGCTATTAAGGAGGTTGGAAAATGCAAATGACCTTGGACGGTTTCAATGATTATTATGGTCCCAACGAGGGCTTGCAGGAACGCGCCACCAAGGAGCTTATCGAGAGTTTCGTGGGCGATAGGCAGCTTGATCCTAACGCCAAGTACGTGTGCAAGACCATGATCAACATTGCCCGCAATTTCGACGCGCTGAACGTCAAAGGACGCGACACGAGCCGTGTCATGGCCCAGCTCTTGGCGTGGTACCAGGAATTGAAAACCGAGTTTCAGTCAAGGCAGGAAATCGACCCCGCTCTTGCCAGTCTGCTGGAAGAGGCACAGGCATGACGCCATTGCGCGGCGGCACCCAGCGAAACCCGGATCGCCGCACCGACGGGCCTATAGTCGCCAAGTTCGCCCGGTTGCTTGGCACGCCTCTGCTGCCATGGCAACGGCTGGTGGCCGACGTGGCGGGTGAAATAGACCCGGACACAGGCACTTACTTCTATGACACGGTGATATTGAGCACACCGAGACAGTGTGGAAAAAGCACGCTTGTGGACGCGGTGGACACGCGCAACTCGCAGTGGGGACCAGATCGTTTCATCTATTATTTGGCGCAGACGGGCAAGGACGCGGGCGACCACTTCAAGAAATATCTGAAAACGCTCGGCAGCTCGCCGCTTGCCGCAATAACCACACGGCCGTATCTCGGCGCGGGCGACTTGCGCCAGCCGTTCGCCAATGGCAGCGTGATAATGCCAAAGAGCGTTACCAAGGTTGCGGGGCACGGCGTCCAAGGCGACAAAATCACGTTGGACGAGGCGTTTTCGTTGTCCGAGGAAACCGGAAACACCATTTTGGATGGCTTCATGCCGACCATGGCGACAAGGCTTAAGGCCACCGGCGTGCAGCCGCAACTATGGATAACCAGCACCGAGGGAACGGCAGAATCGACGTTCTTCAACCGTAGACTTGACGCTTGCAGGGCTGGCGAACAGTCGCGCCGCACGTGTTGGTTCGACTTCGGGTTGCCAGCCGACGAAGATCCGGAGAATCTGGACAGCATCATGCGCTATCATCCAGCCGCCGGACTCTTGTGGAACAAGGCGCAGTTGGCCGACTTCCGCGAACAGTTCCAGGGCAACCCGGCAGGTTGGGCGCGCGCGTTCGGCAACCGTCGGGACGAGGGTATAACCGACAGGGCGATAGACGAGGCGTTGTGGGCGGCTACGGTAACGGCACCGGTGACGCCCGGCGACTTGGACGGCCGGCCGGTGGTGTTCGGCGTCGCGGTGGACGTGGACGGGACGCACACGAGCGTTTCGGCTGGCATCGCCAACAATGACGGCACCATAACGGTGCAATTGCTGAGAATCTTGGACGGCACCGGGTACGCGCCGACCGAACTCACCCGCTTGTGCTCGAAGTACGGCGCTCCGGTGGTGATCGACGCGCGCGGCACCGCCGCCGATTTGTCCGACCGGTTGCGCCACATGACCGACGACGCGGGCGACCCGCTGCTGCGGTTCGTGGACATGGACGCGGGCGACTACCTGACCACCGGACAAAGTTTCGTTGCCGGCTTGGCTAACCACGCGATAACCCACGCGGCAGACCCCGAGTTGGACGCCAGCGCCGCGAACTCGGCGCGCAAATGGGCCGGCGACGCATGGCGCGTGAGCCGACGAGGAAGCACCGGCCTAACGTCACCGTTGGAAAGCTGCATGTTGGCGGCTTGGGGAGCCGCCCACAGGCCTGAGGAAACGGGGCCGCTGCAAATCTACTAACCGGCGTCGCGTGGCGGCATTATGCGGCATTATGCGGCGTTGGGCGGCGGGCTTGTGGCGGGCTTGGCGCTTGGCGGTGATACTTGGCCGCATGAACATTTGGGAGCGTATGAGAATGGCGGGCCGCGTGCTGACGCGCGGTGCCGACGCGGATATGCCGGACGGCATCAAGCCGCCCGCACGATTGGGGGACTGCGACCCGCTGAGCCTCTCAACCGTGTTTCGTGGCGTGCAAGTGCTGCAAACCGCCATCACCGGTTTGCCCATCAATGAAATCAGGGGAGGCGTGAAGCTCGACACGGTTTCCTCCATCGTGCTTCAGCCGGACGTGAACCGCAGCCGCCGCGACTTCCTCGCGGACATGGTGGCAAGCATGGTATTGGACGGGAACGCTTTCGTGCGATTGGTGCGTTTCGATGGCGAAGTGGTCTCTTGCGAGGTGCTTCCACCATCCCTCGTGACCGTGAGCGACGACGGCAACGACCCGGCCGCGCCCAAGCTCCGCTATAGCTATCTGGGCCATGATTACACGGCCGACCAGATCGTTCATTGCAAGTTTTTGAACGTGCCGGGCCGGTTGCGTGGGCTTGGGCCAATCTCGGCGGCGCGTGAGGAGGTGGAGGCCGCGCAGATGGCCCGCACCTACAAGGCCAAGTTCTATAGCGACGGTAGCAACCTCAAGGGCTATTTGCAGACGGAGGAAAAGGTGACGCCGCAGGTGGCCAAGGACGCCAAGGAGGCGTGGAAAGCCACGGGTGAGGCCGGCGACGTGAAGGTGCTCGGCTCGAAACTCAAATACGTGCCCTTGGACATGAAACCGGCAGATTTGCAGTTTTTGGAGACTCAGAAGTTTGACACCACTCAGATCGCGCGGCTTCTAGGCATCCCGGCGAGCATCATGTTGGCGGCCGTTGACGGTAGCAACCTTACTTACTCGAATATCGAGCAATCGTGGATTGAGTTCGCCGATTACACGTTGGCGGCTTATGCGGGCGAGATAGAGGAACTTTTCAACCGTTTGTTGCCGAGGGGCCGCACGGCCGCGTTCGACTGGGACAGCAGCCGGCGCGCCAACATGGCCGACCGGTTCAACGCCTACAAGACGGCGATAGAGGCCGGGTGGATGGACGTGAACGAGGTGCGCGCAAGGGAGGCGTTGCCGCCTCTCATCGCGGCACCGCAACCGGAACCACAGGAGCAGCCACAGGAACAGGAGACGCAGAATGAAGCATGAAATCGGGTTTAAGGGCGTGTGCCTACGCGCGGCCGAAGAGGGCGACGGGCGCACGTTGGAGGGTGTGGCCGTGCCCTACGGCAGCGTCATCAGCACATGGGACGGTGCCGAGACGTTCGACGCCGATTGTGTTTTCGACGACACGGACACGGCGAAGCTCTGCTATCAGCACGGTGAGCTTATCGGCCGTATCCTCGACGCACACCCCCAAGAGGACGGCTTGCATATCACGGCGCATATCAGCGACACGCAGCGCGGCCGGGACGTGGTGGCCCTGTTGCGCGACGGCGCGCTGGACTCGCTCAGCGTCGGATTCATGCCGATTGACGACGAGGTGGACAAGCAGGGCGTTACCCACCGCAGGCGCGTCCGATTGTTGGAGGTTTCGGTGGTGTCGTGGCCGGCCTACGAGGCCGCGAAGATCACTTCGCAGCGCAGCAGCGAAACTACCCACGAAAGCATGAGGGAAACCGGAAACCAGAAAGGAAACGAAATGGACCTCAACGAAATCAACGACAAGCTGAACGGCATCATGGACGAACAGCGCAGCATGAAAGCCGCCATTGCCAGGAACACCGACAGTGAGCCGGCCAAGGTCATGGGCGCTGAGTATCGCACGGCCGGCGACTATCTTCAAGCGCTCTACCGTGGCGACGAAGCGGCAGTGCAGCTCATGCACGAGTGCCGCGACCTCATCGCCACCGGCGACACTGGCAACAAGGTGGCATGGATTAGGGATGATTTGCGACTGATCGAGCAGCGCCGCAAGGTGACCAATATCCTCACCCACGACACGCTGCCGGACAAGGGCATGACGATGGAATACAACGTGGTGGCGTCCGACACCGCCACGGTGGACAAGCAGGAGAACGAGGGCGGCGCGTTGCAGTTCGGCAAGGTCACGTTCGGCACCAAGAGCGCAAGCATCGATACCTACGGTGGCTACACTTCTTTGAGCCGCCAGACCATCGAGCGCAGCACCACGCCCATGCTCAACACCGCGCTGGCGGCGTTGCGCAACGCCTACGCCAAGGCCACCGAAAACAAGGTGCGTTCGTTCCTGTATGACACCATCGCGTCTCAGCGCGACGCCGAGACGGACGCGAACAAGATCGATGCACCGGCCCAACTGTCGGCAATGACCATCGACCAGTGGGCCATGCTGATCATGGACGCGGCGGAACTGGCCGACGACCGCAACGTGAGCCTTACCCGCCTGGGCGTTTCCAAGGACGTCATGGCCGCGCTTGTCAAGCTCAAGGACACCGGCAGCCGTTTCTTCGACCTCAGCGGAGACGGCAGCGACACGTTGGGCGACTTCGACCTTACGGGCATCGCGGGCAAGTTCCTGCGCGTCCCGGTGCAGATGCTGCCCAAGGCCCCGGCCGGTACCGCGTGCTTCATCGACCCCGAGGCCGTGACCGTTTGGGAGTCCGGCGGCCCGACCCAGCTCAGCGACGGCGACCCGACCAAGCTCACCGAGAACTACAGCGTCTACGGCTATATGGCTGTGGCGGCGACCCAACCGCTCGGGCTTATCCCTGTGAAGTTCGCGGCAACGGCCAAGTCTGGCGAGTGACATGGCCGACGACTGGACGAACTATGAGGCGGCGGTGAGGGACGAAATCAACGTTCCCACCGACGACGACGACCGGGTGCGCCGCGTCATCCAAGCGGCCATCGGCTATGTTCGCGGCGCGCTCGGCGATAGGAACGTGGGGAAGGAGGTCATGGCGGACTGCGTTACCTCTTGCGCCGCCGACCTCTACAACAGCAGGGACGCCAGACTGGGCGTCATGAGCGTGGGCGACGGCACGCTGGAACCGTTCAGGGTCAGCAGCGACCCGTTGCGCTCGGTGTGGCCAAAGCTCAACGCGGCCGGCATCCTGACCGGGAGCGTGGTGATCGCATGAGCAGCCAAGTAACACGAGAGCGAGAAGCCCTTATGGACATGCTGACGGACGCCCTGGGCGACCTCGCTTGCGTCGTCACCATCGACGCGCAGGACGCCCGCCCGTTGCCAGGCAGAATAGCGGTGCTGATAGACCCGCCAGAACTCACTTTCGAGGGCTGGCATATGCAGACCATCACTTGGACGGTGAACCTCATCGCCGGCACCATGGCCACGCAGACGCTCGCCTTGGACCTGTTGACCGACGGCGTGCAACGCTTGCACGACCGCCAAGTGAACTTGCGGGACGCGAAACCCAGCACGTTCAACCTGACCGGAGTGAGCAGCCTGGCCGCCTACACCATAACCCTCAACCCATTGGATTCATAGAAAGGACACAATCATGGCGACAAGAACCCTTGGACCGGGCAAGCTCACCATCACCGACACCGGCAAAGGGCGCGACTTCAGCGCCGAAGTCACCAAGGTGCAGTTGGTGGCGTCGAACAACACCGACGACCCAATCAATTTCCTTGACGGCTCGCAGGACACCAGCTCAAGCACCGATTGGACGCTTGAGGGAACCATCGTTGACAACTTCGACACGGACAACCTCGCCAACTGGTGCTTCGACCATTCCGGCCAGACGCTGCCGTTCGAGTGGGTGCCGAACAACAAGGGGGCGACCAAGTGGAACGGTAAGGTGAACATCTCGCCCGTGAGCATCGGCGGCGACGTGAAATCAAAGAACAGCAACGACTTCAGTTTCCCCGCGACCGAACTCGCGCACTCCGCCTACACGTCGTCCTCCGAGGTCTGAAATGGCAGCCAAAGCCGCATACGTGGTGGGGCAAAAACGTTTCGTTCAGACCATGCGCAAAGCAGGCGCGGACATGAAGGAGCTGAAGGACGTGAACCGGCAGGCCGCGGACATCGCGTTGCCGGCCGTCCGGCAGCTCGCGCCGCGCGGCGAGTCGGGCAGGCTCGCCGGATCTATTCGCGTTGGCGCGACCCAGAAGGCCGGCGTCATCCGTGCCGGCCGCAAGTCCGCGCCCTACGCGGGAGTCATCAACTACGGGTGGCCGAAAAGGGGCATCAAACCCCGCCTGTTCGTCAACCAGGGCGTGGCCGGCACCGAGGGCGCGTGGCGGCGCGTCTACAAGCAGTTCATCGATAAAACCATGAGCAAGGTAAAAGGAGCTTAGATCATGAAGACCATCAGGATTACACACACAGGCGGCGAAACACATGAAGCGCCGTTGACGCCGCGCGTGATTTGCGCGGCCGAGGAACACGCGCAGGTGAAGAAATGGGCGACCGGGGACGCAAGCCGCATCCGCCAGGCGTATTACATGGCCTATCTCGCCGAGAAGTTCGCCAAGCTCACCACCCTTGACTTTGACGCATGGCTTGACGGAGTGGACGTGGACGGCGTGGAAATCACGGCGGCGGAGGCCGACGCGGGAAAACCTACGGCCTGACCCCGTGGCCCGAAGACTCTCTCGGCTATCTGTCCTGTCTGCTCGCCCGATATTTCGGCGGCACGCCGTGGGAGTGGCGGGAAAGGGCCAATTGGATGGATTGGGCCACGGCTGTGGAAATCATGCAGGACGAGGCCGAGAAGATGGAGGAGGTGACGCATGACTCATAGCGCGATAATGTCCGTGAGAATCACGGGCAACAGCGACGACGCCGTGAAGGCGTTCCAGAAGGCCACCACGAAGGCGGCGGCGTTCGGTTCGTTCATGGGCGGCGCTGCCCTCAAGGGCGTTACCGCCCTATGGGACAAGGTAAGTTCGTTCGGCAGCGCCGTGATGGACATGAGCGACAGCACGGACAAGTTCGTTTCGACGATGAACTTCGCCGGCATCGACACCGCCAACGTCGAAAAGGCAAGCAAGGCGGCGCGCGACTACGCGGACCGCACAGTGTATGACCTGTCCACCATCCAGAACACCACGGCGCAGCTCGCCGCGAACGGCATCAAGGACTACAC